CCATATAAGATTATTCATAATATTAAAATTTAGCTACTTGAGTTTGACCAGGAGTAAGATATAAATCTACTTGTTTAACAATTTTATGTGCTACTCCAAATTCATTAACTTTTAGTGATTGAACATTCCATTGTTTACCTGTGCCTGTACTACCTAACTCTACAGTAAATACTTTGCTTTCTTCATTTTCTTCCCAGTACCATAAAACAGGAGTATAGTTAAACTTTATCCAAGGCACACGCATCAATAAGTCTTTATTTGCATCTGATTTATATACAGTAACTTTAGCAGTATACATTGTTTGAGTAACTGGTGCAACATCTTCTTCTTCACAAGAAAATAAACAAGGCACTGTTAATAATGTTATAATTAAAATTAAGTTTTTCATAATATATTTAGTTTAATAGTAATACAATTCCTTCAACTACAGATGTGGCTAAAGTTATACAGAATAGAGCAGCATAAGCTTTTCTCTTATATACTTCATCTTTCAGTAGGTCTTCAAGAGCTATGCGTTTATTCAATTCTTTGTATCTAGCTTCCTTAGCTCTGTCTAATGCGTTTTCAGCAGAACTCCACTCCATCTTATAATAAGACAGAATGGATTTAAGCCTTCTTTTTATCTCCACGTCTTCGACATATAATGTCATCTCTTCATTAAATCTATCATAATGAGAAAGAACAGCTTTATTTTCTTTATAGCTCTTTAGCACTTCTAAAGCATCTTTGTACTCTTGTAACAGATCAGCATCTATGATGATCTTATCTTCTCCTTCGTGTAGTTTCATCTGCATGTACAATTAATATTACCACACATACCACATCTATCCATTCTGGATAAGTCTAATTTTACATTCTTCATCTTTGTTTTGGTTTAAGTTTAGTTTTATTTTAAATTCTTTTTAAGCCATTGTTCTATCCCTATGCATTTAACACCATTGTTAAAACCTTCTATCACCCCTTCATCATAAGCTGCTCTACATAATCTTTCAACTTCTTCAAGAGTATACAATCCATAAGCATATTTCATAGCTTTATTATATCGCTCTTTACTAGGCTCAACCCACACAACCTCGTTGTTTTGGAGTTTAAGTTTGTACACAGAACTATTTGGAGTTGTTAATGGCATATTGTTATTGTATTCATACTCCAACTCAACCTCTTCAGGCTTATGCTTAACATAGTGTTCTATGAGTGATTGAGGGATTTGAGGAATTGGATAATTAAAGTGTTTATTAATATTTAACCCACCTGGTTTTTTAAGCTTAGGATCAGTTGTAGCTATGATTTTCTTCCATGCTTTAGCAGTTTCAGGATATTTCTTAAGTGTTTCTTTAGTCCACTTATTCATTATTTTATCGTTTACTGCGTTATGAGCATAACACCAATCACCCTCTTTTATCTCATCATCTGAGAGTATGTGGAGATGTTGTGGTTCCCAGTTGTCTAAAGGGTCTTCTTTTAGTCTTCTATGAGAGCTTTTTACTAATACTTTTGATTTCTTCCCCTTATATAGCTCTGTTTCTCCCCTTTCAGTAGGCAACATTACTATTTTATGTTTCTTCTTCATTTGTTTTATGTTTGTAGAGAGTACAGGATTCGAACCTGTAAAATTGCTACTGTTATTCACAATTTAGTTTGCCCTTATGGGATTCTGCGTCTACCAATTTCGCCAACTCTCCGTTAAAAACTCTTTGCTCCACCTTCAGTCTTGTGGACATGAATAGTACCTTATCTACCTGTTCATGATATCAATAAACAACAACTACTCTGAAATGTAGTTTGTATTCTTATGACATATTTGGCAGTCCGACCTCCTAAGATTACTGTTTATTTTCAAGCAAAGAGTTTAATAAAAAAGGGAAAGACACATATGCATCTCTCCCTTAGTATTTATTATGCTTCTTTAAAAGCTGGAGCTTGAATTTCTTCAACAGCCTCTTTTTGTACAATATTTGTACCTTCAGGCTCTCCACTTAACATACGCATAATATCTTCAGTGCTCCTCTTAGTTGGAGACTGAATAGGTGCATTGTTTGTAGTTAATTGTTCAACTACAATATCAACAACTTGTCCCTTAGTAGGCACAAATTGACCTTGTAAAATACTCATTGAAAGTCCTTGGTTTGCTGCTTTATCATAATCACCTTGACCTAATAATGTAAGAGCTGCTGCCTCTTGATAGTCACTTTTAGCATTAAAGTTAGCAATAGCTACTTGTATTGCACCATTTCCTCTATCTTTATGATAAGGAGTAACACTAGTACATTTAACTCTATGTACACCTTCAGTGCTAATAATGCCTTTAGATGCTACAATTCTTATTGATTCTTCTTTTGTTAATTTATTCTCGTTATTCATCGTATTAAAATTTATTTGTTTAAGTAATTAGCATACACCTTGTATGCTTTGGTGTCAGAATATTTAACTACAAACTCCTTAGTTAATATAGTTTTGAGTTTAGGTTATTTATTCTAAAGTATAGTCATCCTACCAAGAATCGAACTTGGATCTATCACGCTGGACTGTGACTTGCCTTACCATTGAGCTATAGGATGTGCCTCCAGAGATTTAATGTCTTTACTCCAGAACTGACAGCACTTTTAAGTCATGCAAGAGACTGCGCATTTTTAAGTTTAAAAGAGTGACTGATATCCATTACAGATACCAGCCACAAATCAACCTTAAACTAATGTATTTTTAAACTAGCTAAAAATGTTTCTTCATGCTTTATGTTATAATCTTTCACAAGTTTTTCCATTAAAGCTATGAGATCAGGATTATTCTTTTTATTTCTTACATAATAATCAGCATTTTTATGTCTGATTATATCAAATAAATAAATAGCTGCTTTTCTTTCTTCCATAATAATAAAAAGAGGCTTGGTGCACACCCTCTTGTCTGTTTAGTTGATTCGCACCTTACAATCAACTTTAGTTATGTAATTAAATTTTTATAAATTGCTATTCTATTTTCTAACCATTCTATTGCTTCATAATGTTCTTCATTTTCAAATTTATTGAGAATAGTTTCTAGCTCTTTAATAAATTGTTCCTTACTCATCTTTGTTTTGGTTTAATACATAATAAAAATAACACCTGTCCATTTCCAAGTGGACTACTGATAACGGTTAATTCCGCGCATACCGCCCATCCATTACAGACAGACCGAATACAGCATCTTACAACAAACAACATCTCCTTGGCGAGATTGTGAGCTTCACTCTTTTTCCTCTTGGACGCTCCTCCAAGTCTGAGTTTAACTGCATTTCGTTGCAACTCCATACAATATGCTATAAAGCTCTATTACACCCTTGCTTCTAGGGGTGTGACATTTAATCCATCTCTGGAACTCACTGTTTGTCTTCAGCAGGTGTTATTATATTTTAATTATTTAAATGCATTTTCAGTTAATGCAGAACAAAAGTATGTAAATGATGTAAAGAATAATGCTGACATTGTAGCACTCATATTGACACCTAATGTTAACAGAACTCTATCACTCACTCCAGGTAATAACATAAGAATGAATGATAATAGTGCTGCTACAGCAAATATAATAGTTTAGGTTAAGTTTGAAAATTTCTTTCGTATGAGATCTAAAGCAACGCTTAATTCCATGTCTCTAGCATTAACAAATCTAGTTATTGCTCCTGCTTCATTAGGATTTTCTTTATTGCAGAACACATAGGTTGTGTCTAATGGCTCTATGCCAAAACCAATAGATCTTGACATAAACCATATACCTTCTTCTAATTCAATTAACATAATAGTTTTGGTTAAGGTTAATAATAGTACTCCTACAAGGCTGCTATCCTTGTTACACCACTGTTACCATGATGTGTATTTGCTTATAGTTTGAGTTGCGATCATTTTTGTTGGATCTCTATAGCAATCTGCAATTGGATAGGAGTATTTAGTAAGCTTTGGATTCACGTACTTACTGTGAGCTTTGAAGTCTCAATGCTTCTAGGCAACGGTCTTGTCATTTCTTAGTGCACTAAGGATAGCTTAGACAAGAAAGTATTCGCTATCTGTTCAGTATTGTATTTAATGTGAGGTCTTGTTCTGCTCACAATGAATAGCTCAATCCAGAACTCTTCAATTTCATCAAAGTTGTTATACATGATAATGTATTTAAGGTTGAACATAATACAAACAGTTTAAGCATCATGTTTAGGATGAGGTTGAACTTAGCAAGGGATTACATAAAAGGCTATGTAATTAATCACTTGAGCTAAGTAAGGGATTTAGATAAAGTAGTAAGAACCCATTGAGAGTTCCTACCACATACACTATCACTATTTAAGAGATCTTCCTTTTGTAACAGGCTTAGCAGACTGTATAGTATAGTATGCACCGTACTCACCATTAGGAACATAGATAAGTCTTTGTTTCCAGTCAGCTTGTTCAGGCTTAGCAAGCCATTCCCACATCTCATCTTGGCTCATACGTGTACCATCTGCGTTCTTCTTAGATAGAAGTATTGCAGTAGGATGTACAGGATGACCTAGAACTTGATTGAACATTACAAGTTCACCATCTTTGTTTACAGCTTCGAACTCTTGGATAGTTAAATTAGATACAGACATAATATTATTGTTTAAAGTTGAACATATGTATCACGTTGTGTAGGAGCAACAAGGCACCCCCATCCACTAACGCAAACCTTAGGGGGAGTTAATGGTGGGGTGGACCCCAAACTAACACTTTCATAAAATTTCATGGGGGGGGGTAAAAATATATGCATTAAGATATAATTCAGGGAAATAAGTGATTATTATATGCAAAAAAATATAAATTCATTAGAGGTACCTGAAACTTCACTGGTAATTATTACTACGGAAAAAGTAGATAATTATTATTATAATATAAATATGAAAAAAGAATTAGAAGAGATAAGAAGAGATCACTTTTATAAAAGTACCTATTTTGTGGGAATAGAGTAAATGGGCTGGGATTTTAGGCACTTTTAAAAAGAGGCTGAATATAACAGTGTGTTATAGACTCTATAACGCTCCGTTATAGTCTTTACATCATACGTGTAACTTTTTAAATTTCAAAAGTGTAAACTTTACACTTCAATGTTTTACTTTTAGATAAATATGTTTTAAATTTACTATACAATATTTTATAAAGGAAGACATGAATATTCAAACATTAAAATCTAAGTTGACCAAGGGTCAGTCAGATTTAACTAAAAAAGTAGTAGTTGTAGTAGATAATAAAGTGTATGAAATTGCTGTTGTTACAGACACTCCTCTTAAGACAATCCTAACTACTGTTGAAACAGAAGAAGAATTAAACGTTCCTGAACCAGTTGAGACTGTAAAAGAAGTAGAAGCCAGAGCATATGCTGGAAATGATCCAGTTATTGAAGAAGCTGAAGAGGAGTTAGCTGAAGAAACAGAAAAAGACGAAGATTAATATTATGAGTATAGGACACAAAGTAAACAGAGGATTGTACTTAGTTAAAGTACCTGACTCTTTCTATGAAGATAAAGCTGATATTATTCTTAATGATGCTACTAAGGAAGCACAGCGTAAACAATATGTAGAAAAAGGTGATTACCTAGAAGTAGTTGCAATAGGGGAAGATTGCACTTTTGCTAAAATAGGTGATTTAGTTATGATTAGTTCAAGAGGTATGGATGAAATAAATCTTGATGGTCATGATGAGCCATTCTTATTAGTTAGAGAAAGTGAGGTTAGACTTGCTAAACTCTGATAATTTTTATTTTACAGCATGTAACTATAATGTATTCAAAGTGGAGGGTAACGCCCTCTACATTTGGATGTATGAGGAATGGCTGCAACTAACTAAAATGGGACCTGTTGAATGAAAAAGTATTATAATATATGCAAACAAGATGTTGTGACAGAGCAAGACATGATTAATGTGGTGCGTTATTACATTAAGCTAAGAAAGAATCAGGAGATTCAAATAAATCCTCCTAGTAGATCAGCATTTAAACCTGACGCTTTGCTCAGATGTCAATTACTACATCAAGCATATGATATTGCTAAAGATTTTATTCTTGTAGCTCATGATGCTCCTGAAAGAATAACTGTAACAATATATGCCTAAGTATCAAAATATAGAAGAAATCACTGATACTAGGACAGGTGAAGTAACTACTATTAGAAAAAACTTTACAGTGCGCAGTAAAACACGCGAAGAGTTTTTCATGGTATTTTTATCTGGCTTGAATGCTATATGTTCTTTGTCTAGACCTTCTGATATAAAACTATTAGCTTGCTTGTGTGAAAGAGCTGAGTATAATAGTGGTACTGTAAGATTAACAGTAGAAGACAGACAAGAACTAATGAAGAAATTAGATATCAGATCTCAAGCTTTTTCAAATTCTTTATCAAGATTGAAGAAAGCAAATTTAATAGCTGGAAATAGAGGGATTTATGAAGTTAACCCTCAGCATTTCTGGAAGGGGGAGACAAATGAAAGAGCAAAATTATTAAAAGCCAAATCATTAGAAGTGCTTACAAAATATGGATACGAACAATCAAAAGTTTAATATAGCAGAAGATGGGACGCTCCTTATTGATATAGGAGTGTTAAAAAACATGACAATACAAGAAGTTCAGAAGAATCTTCCAGATAATTACTTATTGACTGAAGATACATTACAATGCCTTTTAGCTTTTTGTAAAAATACAGACATAGACTGTGATATACAGGAAGATTATCTTCCATTATATGACTCAATCATAAAATCAAATAATAATGAGTAAAAAGGAAGATGTTATTTTATTTATTAGTGATCTTCATGCTCCCTATCAGCATAAAGATGCTATTGCGTTTCTTGCGGCAATTAAGAAGAAATATAAGCCAACAAGAGTTTATAATGTTGGAGATGAGGTGGATTATCATGCTTTATCTTTTCATGCGTCAGATCCAGATTTGGATTCAGCAGGTATTGAATTATGTAGAGCGCAAGCTACTATCCAACAATTAGCAAAGATATTTCCTAAGATGGATTTAGTTCATTCTAATCATGGAAGTATGGTATATAGAAAAGCTAAAGTAGGGGGCATGCCTAGACATGCACTAAAGAGCTATAATGAAATATTAGGAGTAGGTGAAGGCTGGACGTGGCATACAGATTTAACTATAGAAGTAAAAGGTCACAGACCTATATACTTATGTCATGGTAAGAAAAAGAACTCAGAAAACTATGCTAAGAGCTTAGGTTGTTCTGTAGTTCAAGGACATTATCATGAAGATTTTAGAATAGGATATTTAAATAGCCCAGGTGGTATTATATGGGGCATGAATGTAGGTTGTTTAATAGATGACAAAGAACTTGCATTTGAGTATAATAAAATAAATCCAAATAAACCTATGTTAGGTTGTGGAATTGTTGTAAATGGTGTGCCTCAATTAATACCCATGCACTTAGATAATAAGGGCAATTGGAATGGAAGATTATAAGGTGTTAAGGTACGTATATGATGATCTTGAAGAAGCACTTTTTATGAGTGAATGTTTTCAAGAGTTCTTTAAAGATGAATTTGTCTATAAAGATCATGAAATAGCATATTTGCAAAATGGAAGATTTTTAATAACTTATAAAATCGCGGATGAATGAAAAATTATGGAATTAATAGCTAAAGTAAATAGACATACTCACATAGAGTATTGGATTAAGCTTTGGAATGGGGGACTTAATTTAACTGAAAAGGAACAAGTATTCTTAGGAGAATTATTATATAGAGCGATGGAGCTTTCTGACAAGAATATAACAGAGCCTTATTTAGGACAACTTGTATTTGGCAGTAATGTAATGACTGAAATACAAGAAAAATTAAATCTTTCTAAACAAGGCGTTAATAATTATAAAATGTCTTTGAAAGAAAAAGGAGTAATATTTAAAGGGGATGATGGTTCTTATCATATAGAATCAAGACTTATGCCTCAAACACAAGTAACGTTTAAATTTCAGTATAGTGAGTAAAGAACAATTAGTAGAGCAACTAACAGACGCAAACAGAGAGTTAACACAAGAGGAATTAGAACAGTTTAAGCCTCAGCCAGTTAGCACTATGGATAGATCTGAAAGAAGAAAAAGACTGAAGTACTTTAACAAAGTACTGAAAGAGCACATGAAAAGAAAGCCAACTTTTGATATAACTCAAGACTCTGTTGAAGATCAAGAGGCTAGAGTTGACAGATTGAGAGCATGGGCTACTAGATATGCAATTTTAATGAATAAAATAGGAGAACTTGGAGCTAAAAGGAATAATAAAGGGAGTGACGAACAGAACTCTGAAAGAGATGAAGTTGCTCAACCAGGAGAAAGAGAAATTGGGGCAGAGCAGGCTTGATATATGCAAGTCTTGCCCCATCTTTGATGCAATCAGATCTAAATGTGATTCTGTTAAAGGCGGTTGTGGGTGCTATATGAAAACTAAAGTATTAGTAAAAGAAGCAAAATGCCCAAAAGGTAAATGGTAAATAACTGTGAGACTAGACCTACAGAATGTGATGGGACCTGTGAATACTGTCCCAGAAGCACTAAGAAAAAAGTAAGAAAACCTAAAAAGAAAAGTAAAGGGGAATGAAACAATATTATACACCAGATATATCTGAGTTCTATGTTGGATTTGAATACGAACTACATAAAGGCTATGAAGATTTCATTAATGATGAACAGGATGTGATTGAAATGCATAATGTTTTCAATGAAAAAGTTGTAGAAAAAGGAGAATCTTTAATCTGGCTACAGCACTTGCTAGAACGGGATGATGTTTATGTAAGAGTCAAGTATTTAGATGAAGATGATATTTTAAGTTTTGGGTTTAGTGACTTAATCTACAATGATGAAGAAAGTTCTTTAGATAGTTGGAATAGGTATCGCTATGAAAATAATAAGTGGACTATATATGTTGAAAGCTCTAGCTGGTATAACTATCCCTCTAAAGATGGAGTATGGTTAAGAATAGGTGCTCCTGGGATGTCTAACTGGAGATATAATGGCAAGATTAAAAATAAATCAGAACTAGGTAAGATATTAAAAATGATAGGATGGGAGCATTAGTATGTTTAATAGGAATGGCTGCATGTATAGGATTGTTAGTGACATTGCCTGCTATTATAAATAAAAAAAATAGAGATATATTAGACAACTGGGATAGATATGGCGAGCTTTAACACACAAGAAAGTTTCTGGAATGAGCATCCTGGACTACAGGTAGCAGGGCCATTTGGAGAGATCTACAAGAAAGATAAAACAAGAGGCAAGGCTAATTCTAGCAAGCTAGCTTGGTGCATTAAACTTATTTGGGATAGAGGTAGTGACTTTTATAATTTACCTGAAGAGGGAGCTGATAATAAAGTAGATTTGATATTTACAGACTACTATGGTGATGTGAAGTTCTTAAATAAGAATATGCCCTTAATTGAAGAATTGAGGGATTTTTATTTAAAGATTACTGAAACTGTTGCTAAAAGGACTTTGCGTGAGATAGAAGAAAAGCTTCTAGAACGTGGTCAATTTATTAAGAAGACTCCTTATGATATGGGAGAGCTTGGAGATAGAGGGCAGTGGGTTGGTGGAACTGTAGATACCTTAGATAAGATGATGGCTAATACTGATAAGCTATACACACTGTATGACAAAGCACGTAAGATGGTTGAGCAAGAAGAATCTCAAACAGCTATGGGTGGAGGCAGAGAATCATTAACTGATGCAGAAGAGATATAATGCATAAAGAAAAGTATAAAATACTAGCTAAAAAGCTTCAGTACTTAGGAAAGTTTATGGTGAAACCAGGACGCAGAGAAACTATAGCAAAGCGTAGATCAGTATTAAAAAAGAATAGAAATGAAGAAGGTTGATAAGAGGAATAACGAACGCGCATATAAGGATGAAAAGAAGCATTCTAAATTTGTATCTAATATACATTTTATACACGAAATAGAAAGGCATCATCCATTATCCATAAGCTATAAAACATACTGGAAAACTATAAAACGCAGATGCATGGAAGGATACTGGCATGAAGGTAAATGGATGCCTGGTCCTTTATATTTTTATATAAATCTATGTAAAATCAGAGTAGATAAAAAAGGAGGGGGGACTACTAAAATTCTAGGCAAACCTTGGCTGCGTGATCTGGAGTGGGAAAAAGGATATGTTCTAATGGAAGCTAGAGGGTTTTCTGGATTTGAATTAGACACTGAATATACTTGTTTTGAAGGCTTTGCTGACTGGGATAACATAAGCAAGGAAGAGCAGGAGATAATAATGGATAAGGTCCCTGACAGTGCTGTAAATATAAAAGATGGGATAGCTGTCCCAAAAAAATACATTAGACCTAGAGATTACCTTAGAAAAATACATAGCAAGAATCTAGGCAAACCTTTGTTTAGAAATAAAGCTTGGAATGTAATAGATATAGAAGCTAGAGGAGGGGGTAAATCGTACTGGGGAGCAAATGGTATTGTATTACATCCATACTTAACAGATGGTGTATATGACTATGATGCATTTTTAGAAGCCAGAAAAAATGATGAAAAGTTTTCTGTGGATGTCATGGTGGGTGCTATTGATGGTAAATACACTAAGGATTTACTAGAAAAAGTAGGATTATCTATGGATAGTTTGGCAGGAGCTACTGAGTTACAAGGAGTTCCATATCCTAGTCCTATGATGAAAAGACATGAAGGTTCTTGGTATTCTGGTAAGCAATTTATTGAAAACAAATACAAGGTTAAGAAAGGTAATGAGTGGGTCACAAAAGGATCTAGGTCTAAAATATATCATAGAACATTTAAGGACGATGAGCATGCAGGTAACGGAATCAGGATCTCTATAGGAGTGCTAGAGGAAGTTGGTTTCATGTATAACTTAAAAGAGTCATTAGGTCACATGAAAGATACTATGTATGCAGGTTCTAGGAAGTTTGGAACACTGTATATGTTTGGTACTGGTGGTGATATGGAAGGAGGTTCTTCTGAAGCTGCTAGGGATGTGTTTAATGATCCTATTGCATACGATTGCTTAGCATTTCAAGATGTGTGGGAAGACTCAGGAGATATAGGATTTTTTGTACCATATCATTTAACACTGAATGATTATAAAGATGAAGAAGGTCAAACAGATATAGTTGGATCTAAAAGATGGATTGAAAATAAAAGAGATAAGTTAAGAAAGGCTAAGAATAAACAACCTCTATACTTAGAGCAACAAAATAACCCTGAGTCACCAAGTGAAGCTTTCTTAATTGTAGATTCTAATATATTTCCTATTGGAGAATTAAAAGAGCACAGAAATTGGTTAAAGTCTAAAAGTGAAACAGATGCTGTAGTAAAAGGTCAATGCGGTGAGCTAGTATGGAAACAAGCTGAGGACAAAGAAAAAGAACCATTTTTACAATGGAAACCAGATCTAAAAAATAAATTAAAACCTTGTGGATTCCCAGTCAAAAAAGGAGATGATACTACAGGATGTATACAAATATGGGAACATCCACAAAAAGTAAATGGCTCTATACCATTTGGTATGTATATAGCAGGTACTGACCCTTATGATCAAGATAAAGCAGAAAATTCATCATCATTAGGATCTACATTTATCTATAAAACTTTCTATACAGAAGAAGGTATATATGAATGGCCTGTAGCAGAGTATACTGCAAGACCAGGAACTGCTATAGAACATCATGAAAATGTAAGAAAATTATTGATATATTATAATGCACGTAACTTGTATGAAAATGAAAAGAATACAATAAAGATGCATTTTGAACATAAAAATTCACTATATTTGCTATCTAAGACTCCTTCTATACTAAAAGCTACAGAAGGAAGTAAAGTGCAGCGTCAATATGGTATACATATGACGCAACATATAAAAGAAGAATTAGAAATATATACAAGAGACTGGTTAACACAAGAGAGAGGTGATGGTAAGTTGAATCTACATATGTTATACAGTATACCTCTTGTAGAAGAATTAATAAGATACAATGAAACTGGTAACTTTGATAGAGTGATATCTTTTATGTTAGTAATACTACACAGACTGCAAAATCACAAGATCAAAGTCCAGGCTGTAAAGGAAGAAATTAGAGCTCAAGACTCATTTTTGACTAGAGCATTTGGAGGTAAATTCTATGGCTAACGGATATTATACTAATCAAGTAACGGCAGCAATGCCACCACAAAAAATCTCTTCTTCACAGAAGACTAAGAAATGGAGAGAGCAATGCGTAGAAGCAGTTGCTGGAATGTCAAACTCACGCTATTTAAATGGTAGAACATCTTGGGGTAGAAAGCAAGTTAATTATGACTTAGTTAATTCTATCATGGATGAGAAAGATTTTAAACATGTTCTTGATCCATATGGTTTAGGTAAACAAAATGTTGGTGCTCAACCTTCTAAGCTACGAGATATTAACTTAATTGTAAATAAAGTAAATCTTCTCAAAGGAGAAGAAATGTCTAGACCTTTTAATTTTCAAGTAGTTGCTGTTAATGGTGAAGCTTTGTCTTTTAGAGAAGATGAAATGAAGAAAATGCTTCTTCAAACTGCTCAGCAAATATTAGCTAAAGAATCAGGCATACCTCAATTGCAAGAAATAGATCCTAATACAGGACAACCTATTGAACCTCAAACTTTTAAAGAAGTTGAAAAGTATGCAATGCAAAGCATTAGTGATATCAGAGAACAATGGGGTAATAGCATACTAAAGTACTTAGAACATAAAGAGAGCTTAGCTCTTAAGTTCAATGAAGGTTGGGAACATGGTCTTATTGTAGCTGAAGAGATTTATTATGTTGGTATAGTAAATGGTGAAGTAAAGCTAAGAGTATGTAATCCATTAAATTCTGAATTTGATAGAAATCCTGATAATCCTTGGATACAAGATGGAGATTGGTTTAGAGAAGATAGATGGATGACTTCAGGTCAAATACTAGATGAATATAATGAGCATCTTACCGATTCTCAAATTAAAGATTTAGATGAAGGCAACTTAGCACAAGGACTTTCTAATCAAATGTTTCCAGAGTTTGCTTATTCTGAGAAAGATATAAATCATCACGAGTATGGTTCTTATTCTTCTAGAACAAGAGCAAATTCAACTCATTACTTAGTTACTGAAGTATGTTGGAAATCAATGAGAAAGATTGGTTTTGTTTCATATGATGATGAAAATGGTGAGCCACAAGAAGGTATTGTAGATGAGACTTTCAAGCTTACTCCAGAGATGAAAGAGGCTGGATATGAGCTAGAATGGAGATGGATTCCTGAAGTATGGCATGGTACTAAAATAGCTAACAACTTTTATGTTAATATAGAACCTATGCCAAACCAAACTAGATCTATGGATAATCCTAGTGAGGTTAAATTACCATATATTGGTAGAGTATACAATGCTACAAACTCTGTACAAACTAGTTTAGTAGATTTATTAAAATCACATCAGTATCTATATAATATTGTATGGTTCCGTCTAGAAGCTGAATTAGCAAAAGCTAAAGGTAAGAAGATGGTTATGGACATAGCTCAAATACCTAAATCTGAGGGTATAGATTTAGATAAATGGATGTATATGTTTGATAATGTAGGCATTGCATTTATTAATTCATTTGAAGAAGGTAAAGATCAATTCCAGGGACAAGTATCTCAATTTAATCAATTCCAAGCTATTGATATGGCATTGTCTCAATCAGTAGGGCAGTACATTGGAATACTTGGAAAGATAGAACAACTTGTAGATAAGATTATAGGCATCACACCTCAAAGAGAAGGTGCTGTAAATGCATCTGAAAGTGCTACAGGGACAAGAGCTGCAATCAATAACAGTTCATACATTACTGAGCCTTGGTTCTACATACATAATGAGATAAAGAAAAAGGTATTAACACAATTATTAGAAACAGCTAAATTTGCTTATCCAGACTCTAAAAAACTACAATACATTGTAGATGACGTGCAAAGAGTATTTGTAGAGGTAGATATGGAAAAGTTTGCTGATTCTGACTATGGTGTATTTATTAGCAATTCTTCTCAAGATAACTTAATATTTAATAAACTAGAGCAATTATCTCAAATGATGATTTCTTCAGATAAAGCTAAATTCTCAGATATTATATCAATGTTTAAAGCTAACTCTATCAGTGAGCTTTCTAATAAAATCAGAGAATCTGAAATGCGTACTGAACAGCAACAACAAGCTCAACTTGAGCAACAAAAAGAGATTACTCAAATGCAAATTGATGCTGCTGAAAGAAAAGATCAAATGGATAAAGA